GATATAACGCTATCACCTCCAAGATTTGCTTGTGCTGTTGAGGTGGTGATAGTGCAATTGGCATCGCGGCATCGGTTTTCATATCCGATACGCGGATGTTTTAGAGACAACTCCGAGGCTGTCGTGCCTAATGCTAGATTTCCAGAAATTACTAATGCCATTAACCTACCCGAACCCCTTTAATTATCGAACCATTGTCAATTTCGTCATTGATAGCAGATATTAAATCACGAACTTGCGCCCCGGTAAATGATGCGTTTGAATCTACACCAGCAATTGATATATTAACACCCCTATCAGAGCCACCGCCACCGCCGCCACCATCAGACGCCGGAGCGGCTGAGGCAGCAGTAGAGGCGGACGCTGGGGAAGCACCGCCACCCCCACCACCACCAAATTGTTGCGAACTAATAGTCGCAATCTGCGCGGCACCCATAGCGGCAACGCCCGCCGCCATTACAGGGCCTAATATGGGGCCATATTGCGCCATGGCTTTCATCATACCTTCAGCGGTATAAATAACAGCGTTCGCAATACCCGCCGCTTTATTTGCCTCAAATAATTGCTTGTTATGCTTCGCACCGGACGCCAATAATTCTTGGAACATCCCAGCACCAACCTTTATACGTGTACTAGCACTGGCCTTTTCTAAATCCTTCACGCGGTTCAAGAACTCATCAGTTCTTTGTAACTCTGTCCCGCGGGCTTTACTCATGAAGTCTTGTAATTCCATCTCCCTTGCGGCCATCGCTTCAAATCTTTCGGTCGCCGCCTCTTCTTCAAGCTCTCGTTTTTTCTCTTCAAACTCCTGCATTTCGTCAAGTAGTTCTTGCCTGCGAGTTGTTGGATCGTCTTCGTCGCGACCAACCGGCAATGGTATTGCCCCGCCCTCGCCACCTTCGCCATTAACGCCATCGGGGTCAACCGTTGGATCTTTCATATTCGCAAAGTCGGTCATGAACTTTTGAGCGTCGGACTCGGACAGCTCATTTATTGGGTTACTTCCGAAAGCCTCTTTTAAAAGCATGTAGGCGGGCATTATGTCGGTTATCTTATCGATATACCTAGATAGTGGATCAACGGCCTGTTGTGCCGCCTGCGCTATCTTTGTGATGCTATCCACGAAAACCACGGAAGCGTCATTTAGTCCACTCTTTCCTACTTCTTCCGCAAGTAATCGTAATGCATTATTCATGCGAGCTATAGCAGATTCTAAGGTGTTGGCCATACTTTCGGCCGCACCCTCATTGTCACTAAATGCCGTAATCAAATCATCTTTAATCATATCGGCGGTGGCTGTGCCGGTGGCGATGAAGTCTTTGTACTCTCCAACAGATTTGCCAGCAGATTGGGCCATGCGGTTTAGTGAGCCGGGCAACCTATCAGTTACTTGACGTAAATCTTCCATTGTGACCGTACCAGAGCCTAACGCCTGAGATAATCCAAGGAAGACGCCTTGCGCTTCGGCAGCACCTAGCCCGATAGCTTTGATATTATCATTAGCAAGGATTAGAATTCGGCGCATATCATCCATGGATATGATATTTGAATTTACAGCCGGTAATAACCTTGTATACGCATTGGATAAATCCAAAAGATCAACACTTTGCTTTAGTGCCGTCTTTTGTAGAAACTCCATCGCTTCGGCGGCATTCTTAGCGTTACCAGTGGTAGCAAGAAGGCGCGCATTCAATCGCACCATTTCATCGGATGCAAGGGCGATATTTTTAATACCTTGGAGAGCAAAGGCGGAACCAAAGGCAATGCCGAACTGCCCCATCGCGCGCGTCATCTTCTTAGCTGACGTTTCCGTCACTTTTTGGGTCTGCGAAAGTTTAGATAACAATTGCGAGTTATCCGCTTTAATCTGCAATAATAAAGTATCTGTTTCGGTTGCCATTTACTTTGTCCAATCAATTACCGTAGGCCGCGCCTCTGGTAGTTCTAATAAAGCCAGAAGCCTATCAACATCAATATCAGGCTCTTTGTCGGCAATATTATTTATTATACAGAATTCGTCATATAATAACCACCACTCGTATGGCGTGAGCTTCCAAAAATCACTTGGCGAAACATTAAAACGCATTACAGCAAATCCGTAGTAGTATTCATGGAAGGGCCTTATTTCCTTAACCCTTCCACGGCCTACTTTTTTGCGCTTTTACCTTTTTTATCGCCTTTGAATATCTCTGATAGGATACCCACCACTTGTTCCATGTGGCTTGATAAGCCATCGGCTAAGACGCCATTTAGTATATCACTTTGATCGCCAAAAAAGTTACTTTGCATATGGTAGTAGATATTCACAACGTCGGTCAATCCGAGTTTTGACTCAGATATCTTTCCCGCCATTTCATACACATTACCCACTAGCGCCTCAACCTTCGCGATATTTTCAAAGGTCGGGGCTAGCTCAAAGTCTTTTCCGTCTAATTGTATCTTATAAACTCTCATAATAATACTTCCCTATTATTAATAATTAATACTATGCAAACGTGATTGCAGCAGTGCTTTCAAGAGTGATACTAAACGATACAGCGCCGTCAGTTTCGCCCGTTTCTTCCAGAGTGGTAGTAACAGCATTAAAAGAATAAACACCATTAGACGTAGCACCCGGCACCGTCATTGTGTAGTTGTGGGCTGTACCCGCTAGAAAGTTTGTGCGGAGGGTTCCGAAAACGGCCTCGTCTTTACAAACACCAGAGGCGGTAACAGTTCCAGCCATAGAGTATTTACCCGCTAAGAGCGTGCGTATACCGCTTTCGTCGTCAGTCGTTACATCAAGTGTACCGTTAGCAAAAGAGATGCCCTTGGTGGTAACGCCTGCAACCGCTGTGAAAACTTCAGGCGATGCGGCATCACCTAGCTTTAAAATTAAATCGGAACCTTGTTGTGCAGCCATTTCGAAAAACCTCTAATCAATTAATAATTTAAATTCAATAACACTATGCCAAATATTGCCGTCCGGCTCTTTAAATGTGGTTCGTAGGCCATCATAAATACAAAGAACAACAATACCAGAGTCTACACTAATATTGCTTTCTTGTCTATCCAGCGCATTATATACCTCTTTGATCGCATTCATTGAAACGAACGGCGAGTTTTTATCGCTAAAGGCGTGAACTGTGACTTTATGTTGTATGTTAGAGTCATCATCTTGCATCCATGGTGAGCCTTCAAATTCAACCAAGATATATGGGAAGCTTGTTTGCTGCGCAATACTACTCATGATCTTCGCGGCCGGCACGATATTAGTCAACGCCGCAAAGCCCCTAAGCCTACCAATTATCGCCTTTAATCCTACAAGTGTGCTATCTGCCATATTATCTTGCCTTTTTTATAGAGGATTTAGTTGCTTGCATTAATCGCTTTGATGCAACTTTGCGCCACTTATTATATAAAGGGCGCATAAAAGGTCGCCCGCCTTGGCTACTTGGTTTAAACTCAACGGCCGCCGCATATTTCGATATATTTCTAATCTGCCCGATTATCTGTTTGGGAGTTATCTTTACATCAAAGTTAAACCCCGCAACTAATCCACCCATATCAGTTTTTGGGGCCTCTCCCGGAGCCGATGCTTGATGCCCCCTTTTTCCGTATACCCGCCCACTACGTCCGCCGCCGCTTATTGTCTTTTTAACGTCCGCGTCCATTTCGACAATGAGTTTCAACATTTGCGCCTTTGTATCTAAAGGGATTGTCTTGCTTATTCTCTTTAATCTCTTGGAAAAAGCCTTGTCTCCAATAACTACGCTCTTCGTGACCATCAAGAAAGCTCCGTTTCGTTTTCCTCTGTCCGTAATTCTATATATGTTTTCCCGTAATTCTTACCCGTGGCATCTAGTAGCTTTATACCTTTTACGTTATGTATGCGACTATCTAATAAAATACGGTATGAGCTTACGACTTTAACATTTGCAAGCGTTGAATCATATCGGATATACATCTTGTGCGTTGTTGTACCGCGCAATTGCTCAGAGCTTACACGCTCAAAGGTGGATAACGGCATAACCCACGCCCACGGAACCGCAACATCCGTCCAAGTATTTGTGGAACTCCCAATATCATCATCAACAAGAACCTGCTCTTGTATGGTGATTTTATCCTTGGCATTTTTTACGAATTGGCCGCATTTCATATCTTTAACATCCTAAACGGATTTAATAATTTCTTTGCAATATCACAACAAACATCACCAGAGCAATCGCCCCTGTTTTCATAGAGTGTTGATACATCATGTAAAATGGCTTGTTTTATCTGGCTAGGGACGTCAGCAGCAGTGGCCCCATAGCCCGCAATAAATTGAATCTCTATACCATCGGATACGCGGGAGAATGTAGGCCAACTAGAGCCGTCTCGCAACGTTACGCGCCCCTCTTCCGCAAAATCACCGGCATAAGCTGACACTTGATAACCAGTTGATGCAAAGGTGGTTGCCACATCCGCATCGTCGTATGTTTTAATAGTGGTGACGCTACTTAATGGCGCTTTGGGGATGGATAAGGAGCTTTGGCCTTGTAAATAAGACTTAGGTAACTGCCTTACGCCATCCCACCAGATATTCGACTTTGTGAAAGGCCAATTATCACGCAACATTTGCCATGTTTGGGTAATGAAAGCACGCCTTGTATATGATTCTGCATTAGTACGGGCAACAACAATAAGGCTAGTTATTAGCGCATCGTCATCGGTTCCCGTAACGCGCAAGAAGTCTTTCGCCTCTGTGAGTGTTACAGGCTCTATACTTGGTGCAGTTACTAAAGTAAGGCGATAATCAATCATTTATTTAACCTCTTCCACAACTTCGATAGTTTTATTTTCTTTAACTGGATTGGCTTTTTTAACGGCCTTCTTTACTGGTTTTTTATCTTCAACCAATTCGCAAGCACCCATGTTTTTAAAGCTATTAAATAATGACTCACCAACAATATAAGTTTCGCTTTTATTATATTTCTTAATAACAAAACCGTTATCGCATCCGGTTTGGTCTTCAGTCATTTTAATATTAAATTCTTTAGACATTATTCATTCCTCTTTAAATAAGGGAGGGCCTAAACCCTCCCCAATTAATTAGACACCACCGTTTGCAGGTGTTGGAGCATCGTTCTTATTGCCTTTGATAGCAAGAACAGCAACCGTCGCGCCTGTTGATGTGTTAGCAGATAGAATAGTTGCCTTCAAGAAGCCTAGTCCGCCGATATAACCAACACGCCCTAAAGCCTGATCGTCAGTATTAGCGGTAAATGCAGGCTCAGTTCCTAACAAATCAGCATCAGCAACAGCAGTGTAGGTGCCGTCGGTTGTAGCTGATTCCGTTAGAATTAGCGAGTAATCACCATCGGTAACAACGCCAGTTTCTAGAACAAACTCAACAGAGTCATAACCCTGCATAGCGATAACATTACCAACTGTTGTTGTGTCAGTGGTAATTGCAGCCATGTCAAGCGCACGCTCAACAAAAATATTATTATGTAAATCTTTAACAGCCATGATTTTAAATCCTTTTATTAGTCGGCGAGGGAATCACCCCCCGCCATTATTAATTAATTATGCATCCAATTTCAAAAGCTTAACAGCTTCGAAGTTAGTTACATCGCCACCAACACGTTTGGTCGTGTAGAACTCCACAAAACCTTTAACGCTGTATGGGTCGCGCAATGTGCGGATACCAATACGATCAACGATTTGATACGCACGCATAAAGTCACCACAAGCAACAGAAAGTGAATTAGTTGCAGCAGCCGGCATATCAGAACATTGAACAATTCTCTTGCTCAAGATCGTATCAGGTGTAGCGGCATCAAGTCCCGGCTTCCAAATATATTGATTAGTCGTATCTTTCAATAGACGCGAAGCCTCAACAGTTGAGCGATTCATCAAGAATGAAGCATTAGCCTCGTATGGCTCTTTTAGGCCATAAAGCAACTTAATCAAATCATCGGCGGATAGAGTGCCACCAGTTCCAGAGGTTGAACTAATTTGTTCGATTTGCTCCCATGCAGTACCGGCAGCATAAGTCAAAATACCACGTGGTTTTGCAACACCGTCACCAGTGAAAAACGCTGTGTTTTCTTGTCTTGCGAAAACATCAGAGATTTTAGTAGCAAGCCATGTTTCCATATCAATAGCAGAATCATCAAGGATTTTTTGCGTTGCTTTAGGGTCAGCATATTGCTCATGAACCGAGATAGATTTAACGGCAAATTGTGGGGTAGCAGTTTCAGGGCGTGAAGCCTTTTCAGATACCCAACCACCGCTTGTGCCACTATCTTTATCAACCAAATACTTAATTTGATCGCTTGAAATAGTTTCAATAGATGCAACTTGGCGCATTGGTGAAGTTTCGAAAACATTCTTGATAATACGATCAGACATAACCGGAGTTACAGTATAGCCACCATCAGCATCATTACCAACAGACAGCGACTTGCGCTCTAGATCAGCTAGACCAGATTCGTTACCTTTACGTGCATAATCAAGGAAAGCGTTTTTATACTCGTTTACAGCCTCGCTCGAACCTTTCTCAAAGTCAGAAATACCGGCATTAGAAGACGTTTCAATGGCTTCCAAGCGAGATTTCATCTCTGAATTTTGAGTGATAACATCATTAAGCCTAGACACATGGCTTTCAGTCAAAGGGTCA